CACATCCAGACAGGATAAAATGCACGATCCGCACTTTAAACAGTACGGCAAGCAGTTCCAGGAGAAGATTTTCCAAGGACTGCTGACTGACCGATCTTGGGCGACTCAAATGATCGAGATCATGTCGCCCACCTTCTTTGAGCTGAAGTACCTGCAGTTCCTCACACAGCGGTACTTTGACTACTACCAGAAGTACAAGGACTTTCCAACTCTAAGCCTTCTTGTCACAATTATTCGTGACGACCTGAAGGAAGGTAAGGACATTGTCCTCCGCGACCAGATCGTTGAGTTCCTCCAGCGCATCCGCGTCAATCCAGACATGGGCGATGTACAGTACGTCAAGGATAAGACGCTTGACTTCTGCAAAAAGCAGGCAATGAAGGAGGCGCTGGAGAAGGCTGTCGAGATGATTGCGACAGACAATCTCGACTCCGTCATGGACCTAATGAAGAATGCGCTGTCTGCAGGTACACCTGCTGCAATTGGGCATGACTTCTTCGAAGATACGGAAGCAAGGTTCATCAGGACCCGACGTCTTACATGCCCAACTGGACTGCCGCAGATTGATGCACAGGATGTCCTTAATGGCGGGCTGGGTCGTGGCGAGCTGGGTGTAGTCATCGCACCGACAGGTGTGGGTAAGTCACACTTCCTTGTTCAAATGGGCGCGGAGGCTTTGCGTGTCGGTAAGAATGTCGTTCACTATACCTTTGAGCTGTCTGAGACTGCTGTTGGTCTACGTTATGACTCTAATCTCTGCGGCATTCCAAGCAGTGATGTCATAGACAGAAAAGAAGAAGTTATCGAATTCTACAAGAACAACTCGCTTGGTCGACTAATTATCAAAGAGTATCCAACAGGCACGCCGTCTGTTCAGACACTCAGAAATCACATTGAGAAGCTTCTTCTGAAGTCGTTCGTTCCCAGTGTGATCATTATCGACTACGCAGACATCATGAAGTCATCACGTAAATTCGATTCGCTTCGACACGAATTGAAGCTCGTCTATGAGGAGCTTCGAAATCTGTCCATGGATCTCAATGTTCCAATCTGGACAGCATCTCAGGCAAATCGTGAAGCGTCTAACTCAGAAGTTGTAGGTCTTGAGAATATGTCGGAAGCATACGGTAAGGCGATGGTTGCTGACGTTGTGCTCTCAATCTCTCGAAAGCCTAACGAAAAGGCAACAGGCGCAGGACGCATCTTCGTTGCCAAGAATCGAGCCGGTCGAGATGGAATGCTCTATCCAATGCGGATCGACACGTCAATGTCTAAGTTCGAGCTGATGGACACAAATGAGATGTCTGTTGACGATGTTGTCAAAGCTGACGGCTCTAGTATGAAGAAGCTTCTCAAAGAGAAGTGGGAAGAGATTAACGGTAAGTGATCGACATGTATTGTAATGAAAGGAGTCAGGAATGTCTTTAAATCAGAGCGTTGTGGAATACTTCAGGGGCGATGATCTCGCTGCTGATGTCTTCAACAAGTACGCCTTACGTGATAATGCGGGCAATAGGATTGAGCAGCTTCCCACCGAGACGTTCCGTCGTCTCGCTAGGGAGTTTGCCCGCATCGAGGCGAAGTATCCCAACCCATTGTCTGAGGAGGAGATCTTCGATCTTCTTGACGGCTTCAAGCAGGTCGTCCCACAGGGCTCACCGCTATCAGGTATTGGAAACCACTACCAGCACCAGAGCCTGTCGAATTGCTTCGTTGTCGACCAGCCCCACGACAGCTACGCAGGTATTCTCTTTACTGACCAAGAGCAAGTTCAGATCATGAAGCGTCGCGGTGGTGTAGGATTTGACATCTCCACTATCCGCCCCAAGGGCCAACCGACTTCTAATGCAGCACGGACAACTGACGGCATCGGTGTCTTCATGGAGAGGTTCTCGAACTCCTGCCGTGAAGTTGCGCAGGGTGGTCGACGTGGTGCTCTCATGCTAACGATCGACTGTCGTCACCCTGAGATCGAGACCTTCATCGATATTAAGCGTGACCTGAAGAAGGTGACAGGCGCTAATATCTCGATCAGGTTCACCGATGAGTTCATGCGAGCAGTCGAGAGTAGTTCTGACTTTACACTTCGCTGGCCCGTCGAGGCTCCCGTTGAGGAAGCACAGATCACCAAGACGATCAATGCAAAGCAGGTCTGGGATAAGTTCATCGACGCAGCATGGGCATCTGCTGAGCCCGGTGCTCTCTTCTGGGACACAGTAGTGAACCAGGGCATCGTGGATTGCTACCGAGATGTCGGTTACAAGACGATCTCCACCAATCCATGCGGTGAGATCCCACTCAGCCCATACGACTCCTGTCGACTGATGGTTGTCAATCTGACTACATTCGTCAATGATCCGTTCGGCTCGAATCCTACCTTCGACTTTGGCCGCTTTAACACGGTGGTCATGAAGGCCCAGCGTCTGATGGACGACCTAGTTGATCTCGAGGTCGAGTGTGTTGATCGGATCCTCGAGAAGATCGAGAGAGATCCACAGCCTGAGCACGTTAAGCGAGTGGAGCGTGATCTTTGGAATAAGATCCGCGCAGCAGGCCTCAACGGGCGTAGAACTGGCCTCGGCGTAACTGGCCTGGGTGACACTCTTGCTGCGCTGAACATCCAGTATGGCAGCAAGTGCTCAATCGAAGTGACCGAGGAGATCTACAAGGCTCTCGCGGTCGGTGCACATCGTTCCTCACTCATCATGGCAAGAGAGCGCGGTGCATTCCCAGTTTGGGATTACCAGAAGGAGAAGGACCACGACTACCTGCAGAAGGTGATCAACACCTGCAACGGTGAGTACCACGACATGTGGCAGACGACTGGCCGACGTAACATTGCACTCACTACGACAGCACCCGTAGGCTCCATCTCCTGCCTCACGCAGACAACGAGCGGCATTGAGCCTGCCTTTCTGCTCTCCTACAAGCGCCGTCGCAAGATCACTCAGGGTGACACGAAGACCGTGCCTGACTTTGTCGACCATCTGGGTGACAAGTGGCAGGAGTACACCGTCTACCACCATTGGTTCAAGAAGTGGATGGACGTCACCGGCAAGACCGACCCACAGGAGAGCCCATACTGGGGCGGCACGGCCAATGACATCGACTGGGTGAAGTCGGTCGACATCCAGGCAGCAGCACAGCGATGGATCGACCACAGCATCAGCAAGACCTGCAACCTTCCAAACTCTGCAACTCGTGAGACAGTCAACGACGTCTACATTCGTGCATGGAAGGAGGGATGCAAGGGCTTTACAGTCTATCGTGATGGCTGCCGCACTGGTGTCCTCATCTCCACAGAGGAGAAGAAAGAGGCACCCAAGACAGCAGCAGACTTCCACCCAAAGCGTCCCAAGGAACTCCCCTGCGACATCCACCGTGTCAGCATCAAGGATGAGAGCGGCAAGTCACAATCCTGGATGGTCCTCGTGGGTCTCAACGACGGTGTCCCATATGAAGTCTTCAGCGGCCTTGCTGACCACATCGAGGTCCCCAAGAAGACCAAGAGTGGCGTCCTCATCCGTAACGGCAAGAAGGACGGTGTCGCTACCTACAACCTTCGTGTTCCAGTCGGTAATGACGACGAGATCCTCTTTAAGGACGTGGTGAACCTGTTCGCCAACCCGACACAGGGTGCCTTCACGAGGACGATCTCTCTGGCACTCCGGCACGGCATTCCAGTCAACTTCGTGGTGGATCAGCTCCAGAAGGATAAGGAGTCAGACATGTTCACTTTCTCTCGTTGTGTCGCCCGTGTCCTCAAGGGCTACATCCCAGACGGTACAAAGTCCACGTCAGAGAAGAAGTGCAAGGAGTGCGGTAGCGACCAGGTATTCTATATGGAAGGTTGCCTAACATGCAGCAGCTGCGGTGCCTCTAAGTGCTCTTAATCTAAGAAGAGCGCATTGAAAGGCTGCCTTCGGGCAGCCTTTCTTGTAAACAAACAACGCGGGAGTTAAGATAACTACATGAACATCATCACACGCGTATCCCCCCTCGTTAAGGAGTGCGAACTTCGCGCTCCTCCCATCATCATCCGCGTCAACAAGTTTGATGAGGATGCTGCCAAGGAGTTCAATCAGCACATGTCGATCGCCCAGTCATCTGGCCAGAGCGTCATTCCAGTTGTCATTGATAGCTATGGCGGTGAGGTATACTCACTCATGACTATGATCGATGCGATCAAGTCGTCACGTATCCCAGTCGCAACCATCGTCGAGGGCAAGGCAATGTCCTGTGGTGCAGTCCTGCTCACTTGCGGTGCGCCCGGCATGCGCTATGCATCGCCCAATGCTACCATCATGATCCACGAGGTTGCAAGCGGCAATCGTGGTAAGGTCGAGGAGATCAAGGCCGACGCTAAGGAGACAGATCGTCTCAACGAGAAGATCCTCAAGATCATGGCACAGAACATCGGCAAGGATGAGGATTACTTCCTCGACGAGATCCACACTAAGAAGCACGCTGACTGGTACCTCGAGCCCGAGGAAGCAAAAGAGATCGGCCTTGTTAACCATGTCAAAGTACCAGAGATGATGTTAACAGTGGATGTGAAGTACAAGTTTGAGTAGAAGAGCTGAGATCTTTATAAAGGTTATTGCGTGGCGGATTATATCTGTCACGCTTAGCTTCTTTGTCATCTATCATTTTACAGGTAGCGTGGCAACAACGACCCACGCACTTGCAATCGGAACAAGCATAGGAATAGTGTCCCAGTGGCTGTTTGAGATGACGTGGGACACGTTTATACGGAGCAGATTGAGACATGCCCTTTCAGGACAACAAGGTAGAATTGATCGGTTACTACGGTGGAGACGAGGCACACGCAATGTCAGCGTGGACGAGCACCAGCAGAGATCTGACGGAAGAGAAGCGTGGAAGGATCCCAACGCTCCTGAAAATGCTGGCCGAGAATGGACATGAGACACCCTTCGAGAAGTCAAGCCTGCACTTCCTGGTCACAGTCGATGCTGCAACTCACATCCATCTCCTGAAGCATCGGATCGGCGTCTCGATCAACGGCGAGTCAGCGCGGTACAAGGAACTTCGAGATGACAAGTATTACCTCCCGAAGGATTGGTCACTCGAAGAGCAGGCAAAGTACATCGCCTTCATGGAGGATGCACTCATGCGCTACCACGATGCCCTTGAACGCTTCGTCGAGGACGGAATGAGCCGCAAGCGTGCCAAGGAGTCTGCTCGCTTCTACCTTCCCTACGGCAACCAGATCACGATGGACATCATGTTCAACTGGCGTTCATTTCACCACTTCCTCGAGCTTCGAATGAAGCCCGATGCCCAGCGTGAGGTTCGTGATCTCTCTGAGAGGATGCTCCAGCTTGTCCTTGACATTCCTGGCAACCCGTTCAAGCACACACTAGAAGCGTTTGGTTATGTTGTAAAATCTAAAGAAATATTCTACCATAGTTTGTGAACGCACCTAAGTCACCCTACAACCTGATCCAAGAGACAGTGCAGTACGATCCATGGCGTGTCCTGGTCGTCTGCATTTTCTGTAATCTAACGAAGAGAGTTGTCGCAGAGCCCTACATGTGGCAGTTCTTTGATCGATGGCCCACAGCAGAGGCAGCATCCCATGCAGATCCTGCTGAGATCCGTGACATGATCGCTATTCTTGGGCTTGCAGATCGCAGAAGCAAGACGCTGGTCAAGCTGTCGCAGGCGTACGTGCGGTGGGACGGGGTTGATGTAAGATCTCTACCAGGCGTGGGTGAGTATGCTGCTGCGGCTTACGACATCTTCTGCCTGCACCGATGGGCACAGATCCCAGAGCCCAAGGACGGCGCGTTGAAGAACTACTGGAAGTGGATTAACGGAAAGGAGGAAAGTCAAGTTGCCTGAAGGACCAGAAGTCAAGATCGTATCTGAGTCGCTTGGCCGTGCTCTGCAAGGTCGGTCAATCGTCGGTATCAACTATTTGGGTGGCCGCTACGCGAAGCATGGGCCTCCTGAGGGACACGCAGAAATTTCATCTGTGCTACCCCAGAATGTGTCTGTCACATCTTGTAAGGGCAAGTTTATATACCTAACACTCCAGAATAATTGGGTAATCTGGAACACACTGGGTATGACGGGTGGCTGGTCAAAGACGCAGCACAAGCACAGTCGGGCACAGTTTCTACTCGACGATGGGACATCTGTCTTCTTCAACGATCCACGCAACTTCGGCACGCTGAAGTACGTCCACGGGCTTGATGCGCTTCAAGAGAAGTTGGATGAGCTTGGGCCCGACATGCTGGCAGAGGATGTTTCGGACGACTTGTTCATCAGGCGGATGCGGAAGAAGAACGGGCGTGTGATCACAGAGAACCTGATGGATCAGAAGGTGATCTGCGGTGTGGGTAACTACCTCAAATCTGAGAGCCTCTACTTCGCAGGCATCTCCCCTATGCGCCACGTCAACACCATGACAGATGAAGAACTGGCGCGGCTCAACCAGACGATCAAGGCAGTCATCCGTGCATCCTACCAGACAGGCGGCGCGACGATCTACACGTTCCAGGGCTTCGACGGTGAGAAAGGACAATACAGT